CATTTCACAAGCTTTTCTCCAAGGTCAAGGGTGATCCACCGCTGACGCTTGAACCTCTTGAACGTGAAGCTGTGGCGGGATTGCTTCGGATGTTCGCAGCACAAATACCGGATGCGCCGAAAGGGAAGCAAGGGCCACCACCGAAGTTTGACCCTGCTAGCGAAGCTGTGATCTATGCAATGGGGCGCGTGTTGAATCGGGGGCACGGTGAAATGATCGCTGAGATCGCTGATCGTCTCGGAATCAATGGCGTCAAGATTTCTGATGTGGCAGTCGCAAACGGCATCAAGAAGTGGCGCGCGGAAGCATTCAAACTACTGGGCAAACCCGATCCGGATAACAAATAGCAAGCGCCCCGTACCGGATGACCGAGTACGGGGCGAAGTGCAACAGGTCAAGCAGGCGTTGCTGATTTTTAACTGCAGTCCATGTCGCACTGCGCGTTGAAATACTCCTGATTGTGTTGGCGCTTAGTTCTCAGGTTGTCCAACCAATCGCCAATGCGATCCGGTGTCGAGCGCATTGAGCCGACGGTTCGTAACGCGCCCTTGTGCATTTCATCTCGAACAAAACCTTCCGACTCGCATGTGATGTCTGCGATGTCACGGATGCTCAATGCGGGTTGACGGCTTTCACCATCAGCGTTCAGCGTTTCTAGTTTCATTTCAATAACTCTTGCGACGCCGCGACGTTGCGGCAGGCTGACTGTTGCAGACCCATCTATGTGTGTCACAAACCAATAATGCATATTGGTTTTCGACTCGCGCCGGGAAGTTCAAGAAAATTCGCTCACCGCCGCGATCCTTCGCGGTCTTAAATACAGGTGAGTGAGATGACTACGAAGCAGAACAAGCCTCTTGCCGGTGGCGCCGAAGCGCGCGACGGTGAGCAAAAGAGGCGCCATCCGTTGATGTTGAAGCTGAAGTTGACGATGGCGGAAGTCAAAGAAGTGAGCAACGAAGCGCTGCCCCTCATCTACAAGGCAAGTCTCAGCGGCGACCTCAAAACCTTCCTTGTTGGCCGCCGCCGCTTCGCGCGCCCGGCAGACGTCGAGGCTTGGGTGGACTTCATGCAGCGCGAGAGTGATGCCGGGCGTCCCGTGAAGTATCAGTCGCGCGAGCAAGAACGCGAGCAGTCCTGCGCATGAAAAAGCGTGAGCCCGATCTTGAAGGCGCGGCACGTCCTACCGATGACCCGCGCGTTGCAACAGATACGCGCCGCATCATGGCCGAGCAAGAGGCTGCGATGGGTCCAACGGAGCGGCAGGCGCGCGCCGAAGCGGAGCGTGAGCGGGCGCGGAAGCAGCGCCGCGCGCAGGAGCGGAAGGACAAGCGAAAGAAAGCTGACAATGCTTCCACGGAACAGCCTGAACTCCGAACAGCTGATCCCGCTGCTGACCCGCGCATCGCTGAAGAAGTGCGCCGGTTTACAGAAGCGCAGCAACAACGCATTGCTGAGGACAACGAACGTAACCCGGTGTTGCCGTCGCTGCGCACCAATCCATTCGGCGCAGCGCAGATTGTGCTGGATCGCTGGTTCACCAAAGACGGGGTGCGGTTGCTGATCTACTACCGGGAAGATTGGTACCAGTACAAAAATCAGCGCTGGGTTCTGGTCAGCAAGAAGGATGTTGAAAGCGCACTGTTCAAGCGGCTGCTGGACTGCCGGCAAATGGACGCGGAAGGTGAGCTTCACGACTTCGTGACTTCGCCCGGCAACGTCCAGACCATCTATTTCCAAATTGAGCCAAACGAAACGATCCCGTCAGACCTGAAGCCGCCTTGCGTGCGCGAGTCGGATGGTAGCTGGCGCGAAGTTGACGGGCGCGGTCTGATGGTTTGTCGCGGCCAGCTAGTGGACATGCTGACCGGGAAGTCGCGGCCCACGTTGTACATGTTTCTTCCAAACGGCGCTGATTGGTGCCATGACCCCAATGCACTGAACCCGGAACGCTGGCACCAATTTCTTGAAGAATTGTTCGGCAAGAAGGCAGATGAAATCGAATTGCTGCAGGAGTGGCTTGGATACACACTCGCTGGGGATACATGGGCTCAAAAGGGTTTGATCATCGTTGGCCCCAAGCGTGCTGGCAAAGGCACCATCGGCGAAGTGCTGCGGCGGTTGTTGGGCAAGTCGATGGTGTCCAGCCCGGCCATCAACGCCATCGGTGAGCGGTTCGGGCTGCAAGACTCCATCAACAAAAGACTCCTGCTTGTGAGCGATGCACGCTTGTCGAGCAAGAAAGACACGATGGCGGTGATCGAAAATCTCTTGCGCATCATAGGCAACGATCCTGTGATGGTAGATCGCAAGGGGAAGGAACCTATCACTGACCAGCTTGGCGTCCGGGTCATGCTGCTGACAAACTCGCTACCGCAATTTGCCGACAGTTCCGACGCGATCACGAGCCGATTCCTCATTCTGAAGCTAAGCCGGTCATTTTTCGGTGAGGAAGAACACGACCTGCTAGATAAGCTGACCGCTGAATTGCCTGGCATTGCACTGTGGGCGATGGAAGGCTATCGCCGATTGCGTGAACGTGGCCGGTTCGATGAGCCGGAAAGTTCAAGACAAGCCCGACAAGATTGGTACGAAACTGGCAGCCCGCTTGCCGAGTTTGTAAAGGACTATTGCGTGGAGGGGGCTAGTGAGAAGGTCGCCCCGACCTACTTCACTGAGAAGTACAACATTTGGCGGCAACAGCGAAACATGACCGTTATCGCAGCCAACAAGCTGATTACTGAACTGCAGGGCATGTACGGTGAAGGTGTCCGGCGTGGACATGATGGAAAAAATAGATGCTGGTGGGGGATAGACCTCAACGACGATGGGAAAAAGCTGGTTGATATTTGATGCCAACTATGACGGCACCTATCGTCGGTTGATCGTCGGTTGATCGTCGGTTTTCTGACGATGCCCAGCGCTGAACGAGCCACGGCGACAGCGACGATGCTGCCGGCAGCCCATTTCATGAGCTTTGCCGACGATCATGCCGACGATAGACCGACGATCCTGCCGTGGCTCTAAGTGTTGATATAGATGGGTTCCGACGATACCGACGATTACTTTCTACTTGCACGGGAAAAAGTAAAACGGGGTATAGAGGGGAATAGTAGGTAACGAGTAGCAAATGATCGTCGGTATCGTCGGCAACCCCCTTGAACCGATACACCGCCCCGGCAGCGTCGCGCCGGGTTTTGAGATGAACGCCATGACCGAAATGTGTACATGTACAGCCTGCGGCAATCGTCACCCTCGCGGACATGGCGACGACGCCGAACGCGCCGCGCAGATTGCCGCGCGCGTGGAAACGTTCACCCGCGAATGCGAACGCATGGGCGTTCAAGTCGAAGGCAATCGAGTTGATCCGCGCACGGCAGCGCAATTGGTTGGCATGAAAGAAAAAACGTTCAACGGGTGGCGGAACAAAGACCAAGGCCCGGAAGCGGAGCGTATTCCGGTCAGGGGTGCGACGTTTTCATATGACCTAAACGTGTTGGCGGCATGGGTTGTCGATCAGAAATTCAAAAAAATCTGATAGCGGCATCGACTAGATGACCATCATTGACCATAAACAGCCATCGTTGACCAAGCCACTGGCGTAGCTTCGTTCGCGTACCCATTCGCAAGAGGCGAACTCCAATGTCATACACCAGTGGCCCACGCGGCAGAACCTACATTCGCATGAAAGCCGCTCAACTCAATGGCGGCGGCTTGGATAACATGCGCACATTCGCCGCTGCGCGCTGGCCTGCCGAAGCCCAAAACATTGAAAAGGCCGTACAAAGCGCGCTTCAGTCTGGTGACTTCGGTGCACCCGAGGCAATCGAATACACCGGCGTGGTGCGTGAGAAGTCTGTACTTGGCGGTCTTGTCGGCATCCGCGCCGTTCCGTTCAATCGGCGAATGCTCAAGCGCACAAATGGCGTGCAAGGCTGGTGGGCCGGCCAAGCCGCACCCGCACCCATGCTGACGCCTGTACTCGCAGGTAGCACGCTTACGCCGAAGCATGTCATCAGTATCATCGTTGTGACGCAGGAGGGGTTGCGCGCAGAAGGCCCCGCTGCTGAATCCGGCCTGCAAAATGACACGGAAACCGGATGCATCGGCGCATTGGACGTAGCACTGCCTGATCCTTCCAACGCGGGCAGCGACGCGATGCCGGCCGCGATCACGCACGGTGCGCCGACCGTCGATGCGACGAATGATCCGGTTGCTGACCTCAAAGCGTTGATCGAAGTGTTCCAAGGCGATTTGTCGTCAGCATATTTCGTATGCGATCCGAAAATCGCAATGTCGTTGGCGCTGATGCAAACGCCGTCCGGCGCCCTCGCTTTTCCAGATTGTGGACCCCGAGGCGGAAGCTTGGCCGGCGTTCCGCTGCTGGTATCGCGCCACAGTCCGCGCGATTCGTCCGGCGCCCAACTGGCACTCGTGGATGCTTCTTCAATCGCGCTCGCAATGGAGGGCATTGAGCTCGCTCAATCTGAAAACACCACGCTGGTCATGTCGGACACGCCCACGTCGCCCGCAGCGCAGGTGTCGATGTTCCAGACAGACTGTGTGGCCCTGCGGGCGACGATCCGCGCCAATTGGGAGCTTCAACGCGCTGGCGGTGTCGCACTGCTTACGGGAGTCACGTGGTGATGAACGCCATTGAGAAGGCACTCGCCGAAATGCCGAAAGCGGAACGCAACGCACCGGCAACGCGCGGCGAATTGGTGCTGATGATGGGCAAGGTCTTGGAACACCTCAAGCAACTGAAACATCGCAACGATGCGCTCGAACAACGCATCCGGCAGTTGGAGGCAAGGCTATGAACGAGCAGCCATTCAGTCCCGGTGCCGCGCGTCGCGACTATCCGCATGCATGGGCAGAAGTGGAACGCCAGATAGCCGAAGTGAAAAGCTGCTGCCCGGACTCGAACATCATCGCGCTCGGCGCAACCATTATCCAAGAACAAGGCGTCCAGATGCTGCAAGTGGTTTGCGCCACTGACTTCACGCATGGCGATGATGACGACGAGATGCCAGCGACCGGCATGCGCTTCCTCGCACCGATCCACGATCCAGTGCGAATGAAGAAACTGCACTGACGCGCTGCCGACCGGGGGGAGTGATCCATGCAGACCACACGCACACCGGAATACGCGCCGACACAACTTCGTTCCTGAAATTAAGTTTGCCTTTGAAAAATTACTGTCATGACCACGCGACGAACCACACCGAAAGGGTTGTCCAACGACGCAAAACGCTGGTGGCAAAGGCTCACGAACGAGTACGAAATCACCGACGATGCTGGTCTTTTGCTGCTGGAGACCGCAATGCAGGCCTTCGATCGGCTACGCGAGTGCCAAGCTGCCATCGCCCGCGACGGTCAAATGGTGCTGGACCGCTTCGGCCAGCGCAAAGCGCATCCACTGCTGCCCGCCGAACGCGACGCACGCGCGCAAATGCTGGCCGCGTTGAAGGCGCTCAATCTGGACGTGGAACCGATCCACGCGCAGCCAGGTCGCCCGGCAGGCCGGTGACCGATGCCCACGACTCGCCGCCTTCGCGTCCGTGCGCACCGCGCAGAGATTGACCCGGTGCTATGGGCCGCGCTCAACGACGAACCGCTGCCGGCAGACGGCAACCCGTTCACCGCGCTCGACATCGCCAGCTATGACGCGATGGAACCGCTATGGCGCGAGCACAGCGCGGCGATCCTCGCCCGCTGGATCCAGACCAAACCCGGAACGCGCCCGGCAATGTGGTGGCGGTATGACGCGCCCCGACTCGCACCGGCGAAGCTTGGGCGATGGGAACGCACCGTGTACGCGCCGCGACTGATCGAACCGCGCCGACTGCTGCGCGGCAGCGG